CTTTGTATTGTCAGAAAAAACTAAACTTAAATTAGTCAAATCATTTGATCAGTACTTCTTTGAAGATAATCCTATGTATAATAGGAAGAAGTTCTTTGATATTTGCATGTCTGTTCTGGATGAACAAGAAGTGTATAGGCACTTTAGGCACATGTCCTGTTCAGATTTAAATGATTTGGTTTTAAACAAACCACAACATTTATATTTATGGAACTATAATAACGATTATTTCTGGACAAGAAATAATATTCCAGTTAAACTATTAGAAAATAAAACAATCACTCTAAGAGTATCAATAACATTACCATATGATGTTGATCTTGATGAATGTGGTTTCAACTTTACTATTCCAGAGGAGTTAAAAGATGTTTAAACCTTGGCCAAAAATTACTAGATTAGAAAACAAAAGACCTCCTATCTTTACAGAAAAAATTGATGGTACAAATGCTTGTATTGTTATTGCTCATCAAAATCCTGATGAAAATACAATTGCTTGCCATGAACATAATTATCTTATTACTAGTATCTGGGCACAATCCAGAACTAGATTAATTACACCAAAAAATGATAACTATGGATTTGCTAAATGGGTCGAAGCTAATTGGGAAGATCTCCTTTCTCTAGGAGAAGGTTATCACTACGGTGAATGGTGGGGACAGGGAATTAATCGTGGGTATGGACTAACAGAGAAGAGATTTAGTTTATTTAATACTCGTAGGTGGGGACCACATAATCCCAACACACCTAAATGTTGTCATGTTGTACCTATTATTCCATTATATAACCCACATGATGTTATTGACGAATTATATGAATATGGTTCATTAGCAGCACCAGGATGGATGAAACCAGAAGGAGCAGTTATGTATGAACCTGATACTGACACATATTTTAAAATTATTATGGATAAATAAATGAAATATGATATTCCTATTAATATCTCTGTAGAAGCAAAGACAGAGGAAAAAGCAGAACAATTTGTATTTGATTTTCTAAAGATGGCTACAAAGGAGTTTGGTGTTGAGCAAAAAATTATCAATTGGGACTATTTTGAATTCCTACCTGAAGGATCCAGTTGTATTGGATGTGGAAACCACAACGAGTAATGATGGTAATCCTTTTGATCTAAAAAATAAATTAGTTCTTATTCAACTAAAGAACAAAGAAAAAAGTATTTATTTCACTAAGGAAGACTTTCATTTATGCTTGCCTTACTTAGAAAAAGCTTCTCTTCTAGTAGGTCAAAACATTAAGTTTGATTTACACTGGATGAGACGAGAATTGGGATATGTACCTAAAGTTCCTATTTGGGAACTACAGAATGCGGAATTCCTATTCACAAATCAACAATGGAAATATCCTGATCTAGACACCATGTGTAAAAACTATGGTGTTGGTGAAAAGATTCATACCATTGAAGAAAAATACTGGTCTAATGGCATTGACACAGATGAGATACCTGTGTTAGAATTAGCAGAATACGGTATTCATGATGTGGAACTCACATGGAAAGTATTTCAAGAGCAGATAAAGAGATTCCAAAATGACATAAATAATAAGTTTCCTCTGTTTAGATTACTATGCAATGATCTTCTTGTTCTACAGGAAATGGAATGGAATGGTATCATCTATGATGAGATTAATTCTTTAGTTAAATCAAAAGACATTGAACATAATATTTTAATTCTAGAAGATAAAATTAATAGCTTAATTGAATCAGATGTATTAAACTATAATAGTGGTGATGATATTTCTATCCTATTGTATGGTGGAACCAAGGTAAAAGAAATTAGATTTCCCATTGGATTTTATAAAACAGGAGTTAAGACAGGACAACCTAGATATAAAATCCTTAAGGAAGTAATAGGATTTCCTAGAAGAGTTACACCATTAAAAGGAAGTGAATTAAGTAAAGAAGGATTCTATGCAACAAACATTCCCACATTACTAAGTTTGAAAACCACAGGAAAAACTAAAAAGATTATTGATCTTCTGTTAGAACGATCAGCATTAGAAAAAATAAATGGTACTTATCTAAAAGGATTTCCTAAAACTAGAGAAAAATATAATTGGCCTGTAAATAAATTACACTCATCATTGAATCAATGTGTAGCAAGTACTGGTAGATTATCCAGTACTAAACCAAACCAACAGAACCTAGCTGACTTAGCTAAATCTTTTTGTATCACGAGGTATTAAAATGAAAACTCTTGTCATTCCTGAAAACTATAGTGCTATCAATCATGAAGATTATACAAAAACATTAGAAGCTTTCTGTATGTATGTTGATAAATTAGGTATTGATGTAGTTATCCTAGACTTAGAAGAAGCAGAACAGGTATATACAGCACAACAGAATGTTAATTAATATAGATGTTAAATCCTTAGAATGGTGTACTTATTTATTCTTATCTCAAGATATAGTAGGTATTGATGAATGGCACGCTGTTCTAAAAGATCCAACTAAAAATGATATTCATAAAGATAATCAGGTAAAGTTTAATCTTCCATCTAGACTTATTGCTAAAATCTTTTTATTCAGATGGATCTATAGAGGTACAGCCTATGCGTATTCTAAAGACCCTGATTTCACCTCTGTTAGTTCTAGTGTTGATTACTGGCAGTCTGTTATTGATTCTTATTATACAAAGTATAATGGTATCTATAGAACTCACAAATTATTTATAGAACAAGCAATACGTGAAGGATTCATTATTAGTCCCTTTGGAAGAGTACATGAATTTAAACCAAAACAAACATACAAAGGATTAGTATATAACGAATCAGATATTACCAATCACCCAAACCAAGGCTTAGGTGCCGATGTTGTAGCTATGATCCGTGTAATGGCCAAACACAAATTGGATCAAGCAAAATTAAATAACAGTAAATTAATTAGTACAGTTCATGATTCTATTATTGTTGATTCGCCTGAGGTTGATGTAGAACCTGTTGCACGTCTTTTTTCTAAAATATTCCGGGACGTACCAAAAGTTTTATCACAACATTTCAATCTAGATTGGAACATTCCAATTAAAGAAGAAATTAAGGTCGGTCATAATTTACTAGAATTAAAAGAATATATTCTATAGGAGAATAATAATAATATGTCTACACTCTGCATTCAAATCGTTTCAGTTGATGTTGGTCAAGGTATGACCAAAACTAAGAAACCATATAAATTCCTTGATGTTGTTTATAAAAATAAATCATATCAGGACAAAATAGAAAACAAAAAGATCATGCCTTTTGGTAGTAAAGAGGTCATGGATACACTAGAGACTGCTAGTAAAGGGGATGTTTTCTATGTTGTCCGAGAAAAGAATGAAGGTGGTTTTTGGGACTGGACTAATATTGAAGAAAGCCCTCCAGAAGATGAAAAACCAGTAAATACTGCTAAACCAGCTTTAAAGCAATCTTATGATCAAAAAGATGATCAAAAGCAACTATTCATCATTCGTCAATCCTCATTAACCAATGCTGTTAATACACTAGCTGCTGGTATTGATCCTGACAATGTTAAAGTGGTAGCTCAGAATTACATTGATTTTGTATTTGGAAATAATATCCCAACAACAGTAGATTCTTCTGATGAAGAAGATTACATTGATTAATGCTACTGATCTTATTTGTCTTTGGTGTGGTCATTTATTTAGCACACTTAAGAACGAAAAGGAAATTGTAAGATGTCCTAAGTGTGGTTCTGCTAACTGTGGAAAACAGGAGCATAACTTCATTCCAGACATTAAAATTAATCCTCCTATTCAACAACTAGGAAGTCGTTGGTAAATGCTACTTATTGATGGTGACATTGTAGCTTGGAGAACAGGAACTAAGAAATTTAATTGCAAACCAGGTGACATGCGATTTTATTATCATTCCTGTTCTTTACTTATACAAAAAATGATAACTGCACTATGTACTCCTGATATAAGGGTATTTTTATCAGGAAAACAAATACCACATTTTAGAACACTTATTAATCCTGATTACAAAGCTAATAGAAAAGACTTAGTAAAACCACAAGAAGTAAAAGAATTAGAATGGTATTTACAAGATGTATTAGATGCTGAAGTAGTTCATGGATATGAAGCTGATGATGCTCTAGGTTGGAATCAAACAGAAACTACAATGATCTGTACCATTGATAAAGATCTTGACATGATCCCAGGAATGCATTATAATTTTGTTAGTGGTAAAGGCTACTATGTAAACCAATCAACAGCTTTAAAATTCTTTTATAAACAAATGTTAATTGGTGATACAAGTGATCATATTTTTGGTATTAAAGGAATTGGTCCAGTAAAAGCAGAGAAGTTATTAAAGGATACAAAAACAGAACAGGAGATGTTTGACATTGTATATAAATTATACAATGATCCTAAACGTTTTGTTATGAATGCTTGTTGCTTGTGGATCTTACGAAATAAAGGAGAATTGTGGGTAAACAGACAAAACTTGATTTTACCAGAGCAATGCAAACAAGAGGTGGATCTGATGTTAGAATCTACGATGTCTTTGAATCTCGATATATAAATGGTGCTTATCATGAACCAGATGATGACGTATGGTATCCTATTCAATGGGATTGGAATGGTCACTACACTGATAAAAAATCAGCATCTGACTTAGTGAATATACTTGATAATCAACCTCAGTGCGCATGAATCAAAGAAGATCTAGATTAGAACAAAAATTTGAATATATTTTAAATAATCTAAATGTACCATACACTTATGAAACTACTGTGATTCCTTATGTAATACCTGAGTCACAGCATAAATACACAGTAGACTGGTCATTTCCACATAATAGTATTCATATTGAAAGTAAAGGTTATCTGTCTGATAACACAGAAAGACAGAAATATATACTAATAAAGAAACAGAATCCTGACTTAGATTTAAGATTTGTGTTTTTAGATGAACATAAACTATGTGGTGGTATGAAAACCACTCATGGTGAATGGGCTAAAAAACATGGATTTCCCTATTGTTCTATTAAGGATTATGATATAATTAAAGAATGGTTAGATGAGACATCTAGTACTGCCTGACACACAAATTAAATATGGAGAAGACTTATCGTTCCTTACTTGTATTGGTAAATACATAATTCAAAAAAAACCAGATGTTATCATCCATCTTGGTGATTTTGCTGATATGACTTCTTTATCATCATATGATGTGGGTAAGAAGTCCTTTGAGGGACAGAGATATGTAAAGGATATAGATGCAGCACAGAGAGGAATGGATCTGTTACTTGCGCCTTTGGTTAATTTCAACATACTTAAAAAGAAGAATAAAGAGAAGCAATATAAACCAAGACTCGTTCTCACCTTGGGGAATCACGAACAGAGAATTGAACGTGCCATTAACAACGATCCAAAACTTGAAGGATTAATATCCTATGAAGACTTACCTTATAAAGAATGGGAAGTTCATAATTTTCTTTCTCCTGTTATCATTGATAACATTGCCTATTGCCATTATTATCCTTCCGGTATTTTTGGCCGGCCTATTACTTCTGCTTCCTGTATGGTTAGCAAATTACATATGTCTTGTATTGCAGGTCATCAACAGGGCAGACAGGTTGCATATGGAAAGAAAGCTGATGGAACTAACATCACATGTATCATCGCAGGAAGTTGTTACGAGCACCAAGAAGGTTACCTAAACATACAAACAAATAATCACTGGAGAGGACTCATTATGTTAAATGAAGTTAATAATGGTTCCTTTGATGAGATGTTTGTGTCCCTACGATATTTACGAGAGAAATATGGCTAAGAATAGTTGGAAATATGTCATTAAAGACATGAAGAAAAGAAACAAATGGGGTATGAAACAGTATGGTGTCCCTTTAACTCCAGAGACTAAAAAAGATTTCTTAAAAGAAACTTATGAAGAACTATTAGATGCTGTTGTTTATCTCCGGTCTGAATTACAGTTACGGAAAACACACCTATTACCAATGCCTACAAAACCTTTAGATCCAATCATGGATGAATATTCTATCTTCCACCCTTACCCTTTTAAGGAAAACAATTAATGAATGCTAACGAGTATCAAAAGAAAACTATTGACACTGCTATCTATCCAGGTGCAGGTACAGGAGATAACAGAGAGCTAGTATATCTAGCTTTAGGATTAGCCTCAGAAGGTGGTGAGGTTGCTGGTAAAATCAAGAAATTAATTCGTGATGGTTTGTTTGAACCAAAACAACTTGGAGCTGAACTAGGAGATTGTTGCTGGTATATTGCTAGACTAGCAGAAGCTTTAGGTTATGACTTTGAGACTATCTTACGTTGGAATTTTGAGAAACTTTCAGAACGTTTAGTAAAGAAAACCATTGGTGGATCTGGAGATAATCGTTAATGAAGCTATATAATGTACCTAGAAATTGTTACATTCGTATATATGATGAGAAGGTAAATACTCCTCCAGGGGCACCAAAGGTATATAAAGATTTACATTTCCATCATGTAGATGGAATGTATTCATACTGTAAGGACATATATACAGGACAAGTATATCATATTGGTGCATCCACAGAAGTAGTTATGATCTGTAATAAAGATGGCAATCCTATTAAGACAATAAAAGAATATGAAGATCAGTGATTGTAAAGTAGAACTTATAGATAGTATGGGTACAGATTTATCTGTAGTCAATGCTGCTAGAGTTTCATTTAATAAGAAAAGTTATTATCTGTATGACGATGATGATCCTTCTGTTGAATATGTTTCAGATAAAGATCAGAAATTACTAAAATACTTAGCAGATCATAATCATATCTTACCATTTGCACATGCATTCTTATCTTTTAGAATTAAAGCACCTATCTTTATTGCCAGACAATTAGGTAAGCATCAAGTAGGTCTTGCTTGGAATGAGGTTTCTCGTAGATATGTAAATGAAGAACCTGAATTCTTCTTTCCAAAAGAATGGCGCAGAAAAGCTGATAATGTAAAACAGGGAAGTTCTAATGATCCTTACAAAGAGGTATTAATAGAAGTAGATCAAGACTTGAATTATGATTCTGAATCTATATGTGCTTTAGCTTTATTCTGGTATCAACATAATATCTCTATGGGTCTATGTCCAGAACAAGCTAGAATGATTCTTCCACAAAACATGATGACAGAGTGGCTTTGGTC